CTTATACTTATTTAATTATTCTGAGAATCGTGAAAATAAATATTTTGAAAAAATACCAAAAAAACGTGTAAATGTGTACCAAAAACGCTGAAACACTAGTAAACACTAGAATTTAGTAGGTACGAATGTAGGTACACGTTTAGGTACTAATTAAAAATAAAGTGTATTTTGTTTAGATATCTAAATAATTACTATCTTTGTTGAGGGGTTGTCGGAGGCATCCACTTAAAAGGTTTTCACTGTTCCTTTCCCCCTCTTTTTTTTAACAGTGAATAAAAAACAGTTTTATGATCGTATCGATTTTTAAGAAGGTAACGGATACCACAAATCCATTCAACAAATCAGCTATTTATTGCCTCGAAAGAATCCGAGATGGCAAGTCAAAGCAATTGGTTGAGCAAATCAGAGCTTGTTCCACAAAGGATGAGCAAAAACAATACAAGAATCAGCTTCCTGGAGTATGCTTCAATGGGACTTTCAAGAGTCGTTCAGTGAAAGGCATCGAGCAAAGGTCCGGATTGATGGTATTGGACTTCGATAACATGAGTCACACCGCTGAGGCAATTCAATTCAAGGATGAGTTGATGTTCAACCAATATGTTTTCAGTGCATGGATATCACCAAGTGGAAAAGGAGTAAAAGCATTGGTCAAGATTCCAACTGAGGGAGATTTCAAAGGGTATTTTGATGCCTTGAGAACTTACTTTGATTCTGATTATTGGGATAGTTCAGGGAGTAACCTTGACCGATTCTGTTTTGAGAGTTATGATCCCGATATTTTTATCAATGAAGATTCAATGATTTGGACTCAACTTGAAGAGCCGGAGATTGAGGAGATAGGCTCAATTGATGTGATGATTCCAATCAAGTCCGACAACCGTATCATTGAGAACTTGATGAAATGGTGGGAACGGAAGTATGGAATGGTTCCAGGTGAAAAGAATAATAACCTCTTTAAACTTGCAGCTGCATTCAATGACTTCGGAGTCAATAAAAGTGAATGTGAGAATGTGATGCTTCGCTTTGATGAAGGTGGAAAGGATAACGAGATTCGCAAGATAATCAAATCAGCATATTCAAAGACATCCCAATTTGGGACCAGGTACTTTGAGGACAATACTTCAAAGGCAAAGATTGAGAAACATATTCGAGCAGGTAAAAAAACCAACGACATCATCAAGATACTGCCTGAGTTCACTCAAGAAGAGGTTGAGAAGTGCGTTGATGCCATCAAAGAAACGGGAAATATCGAGGACTTTTGGACATACAACAGTCAGAATCGAATTCAACTCAGCATCCATCAATACAAGTTTTGGCTACAACAAAATAATTTCTTCAAATACTTTCCTGCTGATTCCAATACTTACTCATTCATTAAGAAGGAGCAGAATCTAATTGAGGAAACCAATGAGAAGAGAATCAAGGATTTCACCCTCAGCTCTCTATTGTCAAGAGAAGAGATTGGATACCAGCCATATGATTTGATGGCAGGTGCGACAAAATACTTCACATCCGAATTCCTTTCCATGTTGGACAGTGCTCAAGTTGAAATGATGGAGGACACTGCGGAGAAATGTTATCTTTATTACCGCAATTGTGCAGTGGAAATTACCAAGCAAGGAATATTCAAGCATGAGTACATTGACCTGGATGGATATGTTTGGAAGAGGCAGATAATTGACCGAGAATATATTGCGAGTGATCACCATCAGAGTGAGTTCAGAACATTCCTATGGTTGGTAAGTGGTAAAGATTCAGCGAAGTACAACTCATTCAAGTCAGTGATTGGATACTTGATGCATTCATACAAGACCTCAGCGAGTAACAAGGCAATTATATTCAATGATGAAACCATATCAGAGAATCCTAATGGAGGGAGTGGAAAGGGATTGTTTTGGAATGCATTGGCGAAGTTAAAAAAGGTAGCTTCAATTGATGGAAAGACATTTGAATTCACCAAAGGATTCCCATATCAAACAGTGTCAACCGATACTCAACTCTTGGTGTTTGATGATGTGAAAAAGAACTTCAATTTTGAGAATCTCTTCTCATTGATTACTGAAGGAATCACATTGGAATACAAAGGTCAGGATGCCATCAAGATACCAGTGAACAAATCTCCAAAGATTATCATCACAACCAACTACACTATTGGAGGAGTAGGTGGCTCATTTGAGAGAAGGAAGTTCGAAGTTGAGATGAGCAACTACTTTGGTCACACACGATCACCATTGGATGAGTTCGGTCATATGTTGTTTGATGATTGGAATTCGGAGCAATGGGTGATGTTTGACAATTACATGATTCAATGCTGCCAATATTACCTCAAGCATGGATTGGTATCTCATGAGTTCACCAACCTCGATGTGCGTAAATTTATCAAAGAAACCTGCTTTGAGTTTTATGATTGGTCAAATGATGGAAATCTTCCTCTCAATGTACGTTTGTACAAAGACGAGCTTCATGAGGCATTCACTAATGAGTATACTGATTATGCCAAATTGAGCAAAAAGAAATTCAGTCAATGGTTGAGTATCTTCGGGCATTACCATGGGCATTTGATAACCGAGAACAAGACCAACAATCGGAGATGGATTGAATTCGGAAGGACCGATAAAACACCAAGTGATCCGGATGACATTTGGGATGATTTAAACGATAAAGCAAAGGAGATATGAATGAACAAGGAATATGTTTGAATTGTGCTCAAGATGATTGTCACAATGTTTATGAAGAAAAAAAAGGTGAATTACATTGTTATTCTCAATGTTTGAATTGCATGGCATATATGAAGCATTGGCAATATGAAACATTTAGTTTAAATGCTAACTCAGATAGTGATGAATCAGGAAAATTTTTTTATAAAGGAGAAAGATGGCATTTGTTTGAATACAAAGATGAAGGACAATTAATTACTAAAGATAATGCTAAGTATGAGATTGATGTAATTGTAAAAAAAGATAAACCAAATCGCAGGAAAGAGCATCAACAATACTTAAAAACTCCTCAATGGCAAGATATGAGATTAAAGGTATTAAAAAGAGATGATTACACTTGCCAAGGATGCCTTGAGAATCCTGCGACTGAAGTACATCACATTACATATGACAATTGGAAGAATGAATTTATGTTTGAATTAATGTCACTATGCAGAGAATGTCATTCAAGATTTCACAAAAAAGATAAACAATGACCAAACAAAACAAAGATCGAATCAAGGACCTTGAGAGAGCTCTCACCAGGGCGAAGTATCCAAAACTTCCATATGTGGATTCATTCCTCACCAATTGGCAAGATAACAGTGCGAATGCTCTCACCAAGTCAATATGTGGATTCCTTCAGATGAGTGGGTGCCAAGCGGAGAGAATTAATACGATGGGAGTGTATCGCAAAAAATACCGCACCGATGGAGTGGAGATGGGAGGACAATGGACCAAAGGAACGGGAACACCAGGTTCCTCAGATATCTCGGCAACCATTCGAGGAAGGTCAGTTAAGATTGAAGTGAAGTACGGGAAGGATAGGCAGTCGGAAGCACAAAAAGTATATCAAAAAATGATTGAGGATGCCGGAGGAGTGTACTATATCTCAAGAACATTTGATGATTTTATTGAATTTTATGATAATTTTATCGCTGAATTAAAATAAATAACTATCTTTATTGAAAATTAACACGCTAAATAATGGAAAAGAACACAAAAACAGTCGCAACACTGTACCAAAAATTGCATCTTGCTAAGCAGCAGATTGGAAAGGTAGCAAAGAATGCTACGAATCCACATTTCAAAAAGTCATATGCTGACATCAATGCACTGCTCACCGCAGTTGAGCCAATTTTATTGGAGAATGGATTGATTCTACTTCAACCAATAGTTGGAAATGATGTGGTGACGAGAATCATCGACATCGATTCAGGTGAGATGGTTGAATCATTCATGACTTTGCCAATCATTACGGATCCACAAAAGGTCCTTAGTGCGGTGACTTACTTCCGAAGAGGAACATTGCAGTCACTTCTCTCCCTTCAAGCAGTTGATGATGATGGAAAGGCAGCATCAATTGCAGTCGCTCCGGTTAAACCTGCTCTTGACAATGCGAGATTTGAATCCGCAGTGGCATCCATTCAAGCAGGAAAGTACACCAAGGAACAATTGATTGAGAAATGGACATTGAGTGAGGTACAACTTAAAGCTCTTGAAGTATGAAGTGGCATCCATCCTCAATCGGTAGTTTAATGACTTCACCGACAAATAAAAAAGATATATTATCCAAAGGTGCGATAACATATATTAAGTCAAAAGCAAAGGAGGACTTCTACGGATACCGTTCAGAAATCAATTCTAAGTACATTCAGAAGGGATTGATGCAAGAGCAGGATTCAATTGACTTACTAAACACCGTTAGATTTGAGGCATACGTCAAAAACGATGTTCGAATGGTTGATAAGTACATGACCGGTGAAGCTGACATCGTAACTGATGACCTTATTATCGATGTGAAGACATCCTGGTCATTGGAAACATTCCCCGCACTTGCTGAGGAAGGATATGAATCCAAGTATGAGTGGCAGTTGAGAGCTTACATGGCTTTGTACGACAAACCTAAGGCAGAGTTAATCTATTGCATGGTAACTACATCCAACGAACTGCTGAACGAGTGGGAGAACTTAGCAATCCATCGTGTTGACCATATCGCACCGGAGAAGAGAATCACCGTGCTTTCGTTTGAACGGGACCAGGATAAGGAGAAGGACATGATTGAGAAGCTGAGTGCAGCGACTGAGTATTATAATGAGTATTACAAACTATTAGAAAACAAATAAGATGAAAATAACAATAGAACAATACGAACACACCGTAACACACGAAGTCCCATTCAATGACGTGGGCTTGGATGAGGTAGTGAGAATGTTTGAAGGACTGCTCAAGGCAACAGGATATGTATTCAGTGGAAGCCTTGAGATTGTGGATGATAGTGAACTAATTGAATTTTAACAAGCAAAACCAAAAAAAATGGAATTACAAGTAACAGGTACAATCAAGATGATTGAGCCAATCAAACAAATCAGCGACAAGTTCTCAGTGAGAATGTTTGTCCTAACCGTTGCCAATGGGGAGTATCCTCAAGATGTGATATTCCAACTATCTCAGGACAAGT